GTGCTGGGGATATATGAGAAGCGCGGGCGCATAGCCATGATTGACGAAGAGAGCCCACTATCAGACGAGGAACTGATGCAGGCCGCGAAGCTTATGGAGGCCGCGCCCCTGATGCTGGCCGCGCTGCAAAGAATCACACACCCCGCCGCAGACGATACCGACCTAGAAAACGCGCTGCAAGTAATAGCACAAGCAACAGGAGAACCCGCACCATGAAGCACACAAACTTAAAAAAGCGCATAATAGAACCACACAAACAAACGGAGCGCACAAATGGAAAAGACATTACCAACATTTAAAGAAATGTCGGAGGCCTTGAGATACGAGCCAGAAGAAGGGTTTTTTTACTGGGTTGCAGAAGCAGCCAGAAACGTAAAAGCAGGCCGAAAAGCAGGGACAAAAGAATCAAACGGCTATATCTCGATACGTTTTAAAGGCAAAAGCTATAAAGCGCACCGCATGGCATGGCTATTTACTCACAAAGAATGGCCAAAGCTACCAATTGACCACATAAACGGGCAAAAAGACGACAACAAAATCTCAAACCTTAGAGAGACCACGACTTCGCAAAACGGACAAAACAGAAAGCCAAACAGAGGAAACAAAACAGGGTTTAAAGGGGTAAGACCATACGCCAGAAAATTTAAAGCCGAAATAAACCACCAAGGAAAATATTTTTATCTTGGACTTTTTAGCACAAGAAGCTGCAAACGCTTACGCAGAAGCAGCCGCAAGACTTCACACGCACAACAACGCAAAAAGAGAAACGAAATGATTTTTACAGAACACGATTACATCAACGCGGGCCACCAATACGAACGCGCAACACCACAGCGCGCGCCAGTAGTGGCCGAGCGCATCCGCCATATGTTGGAGGCTGAGCACGTCACCGACAAACCAGAAGCCCGCCGCCTGATTGACCAAGGCCGAGCAGAAGCCCGTAACAACTGAGAGAGGCCGAACATGAAAAAATTTAAAGTGACCGCAAGTTACAAAGTTTATTGCCACGCAATCGTGGAGGCCGAGGCATGGGAGGAGGCCGAGCGCATCGCCCGTGACATGGACGGCAGCGAATTCGACGTCGACCGAGAAAACGGCCTAGGCGACTGGAATATTGAAGTCGTTTCCGCAGCTTTGAGAGAGGCCGAATAATGTGGCCATTTCCCCCATTCCCTGCCGTACCATGGACGCGCAAGCAGTGCCGCGACTACGCCAAGCAACAACGCGAACAACAAGAGGACGCACCCCTATGACCGCCAACATTTTCGCGATATACATAACCGAGGAACCAGATGGGACCGTATACGCAAAGGCCGAGATCATAGGGAGGCCGACCACTGCAATGAATGTTGGCATTGAAATCATGGATGGGCTTAAGACATTGGAGGCCGAAGCCGCCGGACTGTTTAAGGTCCAGCGCTTTGCCAATTTCTCAGAGGCTACCCATTGACTTGGTAAGAGACTGGCTAAACTTAAAGAGGCCGAGGCGCTTGAGGGTGTCGTCGGCATCTTCTCCGACCGTGTCCGACATCCAATACGGCCAGCCAATTTCATTTGCCACCCGTTCACCCGTGCCGCTCGCATCGTTATCCGCCACAACGAAGCCACTACTTAGAGAGGCCGCGACTTTTACCATGTTGCCGGCACTGAAGCAGACATGCAGGGTGTATCGGCGCTTCATATTCTTGAGAGCTTTGCGAATAGCCAAGGCCGTTGCATATCCCTCACACAGAATGTTCGCGCCCTTGTTGTCAAAACTGAAGGTGGCGCCACTCGTCCGCTGGCCGAATAGAAACTTTTTCACACCTGACTCGTCAATCAGCTGGACGCCAACCAAGTGGCCGTCAACCCGCATTGGGATCACCATGGTATGCGCGCCCTCATGCACCCAGACGTTGACTTGCTCGTCGTCGTACCCTTTGTTTTTTAGATACTGATGGTGGCCGTATCTACACTGCTTCATAATCCAAGCCGCCTTACCTGCAGCCTCACGCTGTTGGGCACGCTTCTTATCTTCTGCCGCCTTCACATCACGCATTAACTTAGAGCGGTCGAAGTCGTTGGGCTTGTCCGACTTCCAGACTTCCACCTCCAAATTGGTGGCCCAGTTTTGAACAAAGCCGTGATCACCCATGTACTTCACGGCACCGTTGCGCTTAGTTGGGTGGTCGACAGTAGGGTAGCGACGCCAGACGCCAAGCGGTGGAAGGTAGTCGATCATGATGTCGTTGAGTTTGCAGTAGGTTAGAAAGTCCATGCTCATGCCGACTCCTGCCTGTTTAGCTCATCCGCAACCTTATGCGCCAGCTCTACCAACCCATCCCAAATCATCTTGTTAGCCACCCTGTTTCGGCATGGCCCACCGCTATCGCTGATGTAAATCTTTTCTCTACCCATCCAGCCATAAGACCGTTTGCCGTGTGTGTTGTCGTCACGAATCACGCAGACCTCAAACCAGTCCGTTGTGTATCCACCTTTGGTGTGCGCCACCCACTTTGCTTTGTTCATTTGACCAACCCCTTCTGTTTGCCTTTGAGATAACGAATCATGGCCGCTTTTGCTGCCTTCTCGAACTTCACATCTGGTGGTATCGGTGTGGTGTGCAGCGCCTTTGGCCAGACGCCGAACTGGTTCTTGTATGCGGCCAGCGCTCTCTTCTCGGACCAGCCGCCATGCTGAATCTTGTAATGGCACATCGACCAGAACTCCTGCTTGTTGTCCCTTGTCATTGCCCCTTTCAGCTCTTCCATTTCGCCAGCAACTTCTGCCACCTTACTTCTGCGCTCCCGTGTGTGGCCGCAGTGGTAGCAAGTGTCTGAGCCAGTGGGCCAAAGGTGTCCACACGAAGGGCACTTGGCTTCTTTCTTTTCTGTCTCGGTCTTCTCTTTCTTGACCTTCTCTTTGCCGTCATCCAGCTCGTGCACACCGTTCTCGTACACGTCATCCCAGTCTTCTCGGAAACGAAGGTAGTTGCCACTGTGATCAAGCCATACAGCGAATGGCTTTTCTTCTGGTGCGTGAGGCATACCGCGCATCACCCTGCCCATCTGCTGGATGTGGCTGGACAAAGACTTTGAGAAAGGCCGAGCCGATACGCCGATCATCACGTCAGGCACATCAAACCCTTTGGTGAGAATGTCCGTGGCGATTAGTCCATGTATCTCCGTGTCTGGTTTGCTGAAGTCTTCGATCACATCCTTCTTGAACTCATCGTCGTCACGATAGCTGATGCTGATGAAGTTGTAGCCCTGCTCTGCGAACTTCTTGGACAAGTCTGCACCGTGGTCGACACCAGCACAGAAGATGATTGTCTTTCGTGGCCGGCCGTATATCTCGTGCGTCTTCTTGATCCACTCAGCAACGATGTCGCCAGTGATTTGCATACCGCGGGTTGTTGATTCAGCCTGAGACCATTCGCCGGCCACCTTCTTGGCGCCTTCCATGTCGATCTCTTTGGCAACAAACACCTTGAGCGGCACAAGAACCTTCTGGTCCACCAGTTGCTTTGTTGTGATGGTGCTGATGACGGTTTCGTAGATGCTGCCAAGCCCCTTGGTAAATGGGGTGGCCGACAAACCAATCACTTTCACGTCTGGATTGCTCTTGATGAACTCCACAGTCTGCGCACGGGTTGCATGGCATTCATCGATGATGAGGATTTTCAGATCGGGGAAAGAGCCGCGCTTCTCCAGCGTTTGAGCCGAGCAAATTTGGATGTTCTCGTATGGCCGATATCGCCAGTGGCCAGACTGCAATACACCGTGCTCAATCTTGTACTTTTCCAGACGTTGACTTGTCTGATCGCACAAGATGATGCGGTCCAAAAGCATGGCCGCTTTGTTGCCCTTTGTCTTGGTTGCTTCGAGCAAGGCAATAGCCATTTCTGTTTTGCCCGCCCCTGTTGGTGCGTAAAGGATCATTGACCGATTGCCGGCCGCAAACCCCTTACGCAAAGCCTCCAACGTGTCGGCTTGGTAGCCGCGTAAATTAAGTCCCATTTGTTTTCTCCACTGCCAGCACACAACGCCCGCTGGCTTGGGCGAACCAAAATATGTTGGTTCTATTTTCCCCCGTACTCAAACTCAATCAGCATATCAATGACGTGCTTGGCCTTCTCAAGATCAACACGGCCATTCTTGTCCCTGAACCTTGTCACATACTTGATGATCGTATGTTGGCATGCATCAAGGCCGTTGGCCATGCTGTACTGCATTGGCTGAATGTTTAGTTTGGTGTAATGGCTTCCGTCAATCTGCGTTTCAAGGGCGCTCATGGTTTTGCCTTCATCTTGCGCTCGTACATGGCGCACTGCTTCTTGAGTTGACCGTTCTCTGACTGGTACTGGTCGCGGCTTTGCTTCACTGCCACCAGTTCGATTTTCAGGATGCGAACCTCTTCACGCAGGCTTTCGATAGTGTCGGCGGCCATGGCTTTCTCTTCCTCTGTGCCATCCATTGCAGCTACCGCCAAACGGTCATTGACGCGCTCGTTCTCTGCTACCAGCTCAGCCACCATCTCATCATGCTCGTTACCAATATCTTGAATCGGCTCCTCTGGAGGTGGCTCTGGCTTTGACTTCTTGTTTAAGTGTCCAACCTTCTTTTCTGCAATCGTGCCATCTGCCATCTTGAATTTACGGGTGGCAGGGGCAGTGTCGCCACGCATGGCAGCAACCAAACCAGCAGACACATCGCACTGTCGGGCAATCTCTGCATTGCTCCAATCTTGAAGCTCAAAGTCATCCAACGCACGACGAACAGACTTGCGCTTATCAGCATTACTACGACGAAGGCCGTGCTTGCTGTTTGCGCTAAGTGAGTACAACCAAGCGTCACGGTTTGTGCCATTGCGCACATCCGTTTCAATCGATCCCTTGCCAATCTTCTTGGTTGCAAAGTAGCGGTGGAATCCGTCACCAAGCCAGTAGTGCACACCATCAAAGAACGCAACAATGGCTGGGAATACAGAGCCGTCTTCCATGTTGGATGCGTACTCATCAACCATCGCTTGGTTGATCTCTTCTCTTGACTGCGTATCTCCATCGATACGAATCACGTCAATGCCTAGTAACTTACGCTCCATCATGTGTCTCCCGCTGTGTCCAGCCGATTAAAAAATAACGCCATTTCGTTTGGATGTTTGGGGTGTCGTACTTGTTTCCGTCCCAGTGAACATCTCGGCCCTTTGATCGCATGAATGCTTCAAATACCTTACGTGCTTTTTGCATCGTCATTCCCTTCTTTCTTTTCGTTTAGTTCATCGGCTGTGTACCAAGCCCGCAACTCTTCATTCTTGTCTTTAGTATCTTTCCTGAAGATGTTTTCGTAATTGAACGCGTACTTGTTGTGATCTGTAGGGCGCTGCGTGTCGCCCTTGCCTGCTTCGTGTGTCATTTCTCTTCCTTCACAAAGATGCCGTCCTTGGTGAGAAAACCTTTGCGTCCTTTGATCTCGTTGTACGCCAACTCAAGGCACTCTGTCAGGTCGATGTCTGCGGTGGCACAACCCATGATGAGGGTCACTAAGATGTCGCCGTATGCGTCTTTCATAGCGTCACGGTCATCGTCCATGATCGCGTCAAGCAGTTCGTTGGTCTCTTCGCGTGTCTTCTCCCACTGCGCCTCTGGTGTGCTGTTTTGGACGATGCCACGGGCTTCACCCCAGCGAATAACGAGCATCTCAAGTTCTTTGTACGTCTTCATTTCTTTTCTCCAAACCCAAACGGGCATTTACTTTCTTCAGTTTCACGTACTCGGCGGTACGCACGATAGCGATTGATGTTGGACACCTTCTCACCCTGCATGAGGCGGTCGTACTCGTGGGTGTCAACCATGTGGTACCTCAACTCGAACGGGCGCTCACTCAGAGGCGTGACGTGCACCAACGGCTGTTGGAAATCCAACTGCAACTCAGCTGCCGCGTCCTGTCGGGCGAACATTAAGTTGGCGTTCATGGAGTACTGGTACTTGTACTCAATGGTGCCGGGCAAAACGATCACGCGGTTGGGATGCTTGAAGCCATACGTTGGTTGCTCCCACTTCCAATACACATCCTCTCTGCACTTGGCCGCCCAAGGGGTTGACATCTTAATGTGCGTATATTGGGTTTCTGGAAGATACGACCCGCGCAGGGGTGCTGGGTGCGAGCTAACGTGTGTTGTGCTATCAGAGAACCCCGCCTCAAAGAAAGGATCGCCCACCCTGCCCATGCGGATACGAAAGTCAGACCACAGCGGGATGATGAAGCCGTGCTTGTAGTGGTCAACAAACCCCATACAACGGCGCATTGTGGCTGTCGGGAACAGCTCCTTGCCTATCGGCATCTCTGTCTTCAAATCTTTCCACCACTCGGGGTAGAACTGTGCGGCTGGTTTTGGTTTGGCCGCGTCGTAGATCATCTGCCTGTGCGTGAACAGGTCAAGAATGATCTTGCGCTTCTTAATGAAGAACATCATTTCTTTTTCTCCTTGGTTGTGTTGGCAGTACCTGCCTTGCTGAAGGTGTGGAACTCTCGTGGTGCGAGCTTGGCCTTCTGTGCAGCGGTCAACTCTTGAGCAACCTCTGCCACGGTCATCTTGGCGCCACGTCTGAGGGACAACTGTGTCTCGCGTGTCTTTGGGAACGCAGCGATGTCTTGAAACTTTTGGTTGGGGATGGTCTCACGTTGCACCTTAGAGACACCCGTTACTTGCCCGTGTGAGGGCACGGTCTTGCGCTTCTCTGTGACGTGCTTGGACAGCGTTGCTCCTGCTTGTGACTGGCGGTCGTCTGTCTTCACTGCCGTCAAAAATTGAGGCATGTGGGTTTGGACAAATAAAGGGTGGAAGGCGTTGATGATGGTCATGCTTCACCTCGGTTTCTGATGTACTGAGCCGCAACATTGGTTGCAAGTCCCGGATGTAGTTCCTCACAAACCTTTGCGCACGCCTCACGCTCGTCTTTAATTTCCTGTTCGCGGTACTCTTGCGTAGCAGTACCAAACTGCGTTGGCTGGTTTTCAGGGTCAAGAAACAACTGCATGTATGTCTCTCGCCCAGACTCCACGCCAAGCTCGTAAGCGTTCTCCATAGCTGTGATCGTGTTCTCGTTTACTCCTACGCTGCGTAAGGGTGTCGTCATCTCAGTTTTTGTCATTGGTTTTCTTTCTCAGCCAAAATTGCACAAGCACCAAACCATGCCATGCCGCCAATCAAAGCAATAGGCCAATACACCCACGCAGGTAAAAATTCAACTGCCGCTGAAATAACAAACGGCAAAATGATGAGGTGTAAATACGCTTTTCTTTTTCTAGTCATGTGTTCTTTTCTTTCAATTTGGCTTCGAGGGCTCTGGCAAAACTTTGTATAGGGCCACCATTCCGCAAATGCGTGATGTACATTTTTCCAATCTGCTCATCCGTCAACGGCTTGCGTTGTTGTGCTGCGAGTGGGGTGGTTCTTCGCGCTCTGAATACGGCCTGTAGATTGGCATCGGCAACGAACTCGCACTCATCACCTTCTGAATACTTGGCAACTTTGAACTGCATCTCGTGAATCAGTCCGCAGTCGCAGCACTTCATGAAGTACTGCTCTGGGTCGGGGCACACCCACTCAGACCAATCATCAGGCGATTCAACCTCGTGACTAATGAATTCTTGTGGTAATCCGTTAGGTCGATATGCTATGTCGTCTGCTGTCCAAGCCACAGGCTCACCCTGCTCTTGCTTTTCTGTTGCAATATCCATAGCTGACTTTATGCGGTCGTAAATTATGTCTTCTACCACGTGCCCCGGAACCAAGTGGCCGTTTATTAGGAACTCACCAGCTTCTTTTTTATATTGCATTGCTCTTCTCCTTAATGCCGTGGGCGGCTTCGATTGCTCTGGCAAGTTCAAAGTCTCGCTGAGTTACTGCTTTAGTCGGAATGTCAAATCGAATTTTGTTGATCTGCTCATCTGTCAGCGGCTTGCGTTGTTGTGGTGTGGTGTAGAGAGGAATCCAGCCAACTGAGGCATCCAAATCTTCGGCATACATCCTTCCTCCATTTCCGCAGTCATACATCCACGCCACAGGCTCACCCTGCTCTTGCTTGGCTTGCTCTTGCTTTGGTGCTGGTTGTGCTGAAGTAAAAGGGCCGCACAGAGCATAAACAGCATTTTGCACAAGAGCGTCAGGATCAAAATCCGTTTCCTGCCCTCTCATGGTTGCGCCGCGCACCGCATAGCGAACAGCCGCCACAACTTCATCTCTTGATGCAAGAGTTAGGATAGGCTTTGGTAAATCAATCGGTTCGTATTCTCCATCTCTGTATTCGTTTGGCGCATAAATCCAGTGGTCGTCAGGCAATGGAAAAGATATCACACCAAATGCGCTACCGTCTGGCAGTAGTGTCACAGGCTCACCCACGCTAACGCTCTGCTCTTGCTGTGAATTATCTTTTTCAAGATAACTTTGGATAATTTGCTCTTTGCACTTATCACCGTCGTGGTTAACACAGCCGATTTTTGGCATGTCTTGCTTGGCCTGCAACTCTTTAAGCATCGCCATGTGTTCACGCAAAGATTCTTGAGTTGCTTCTAACAGCGACCAATCCTGCTCTTGCTTGGATGGTGGTTGACGATTTTTCAAGAACTGCTCAAGCGCATACTTTGTTGCCTCTGGGTCAGCGCCTTTAAAGTTGCTTACATCAATACTGAACTGTTCGTTTTCTTCATCCGTCACATAGCTGTCGGGCTCACCCTGCTCTTGCTGTGCTGCGGGTGGGGTGGTTCTTCGCGCTCTGAATACGGCCTGTAGATTGGCATCGGCAACAAATTCGCACTCATCGTCTTCTGAATACTTGGCAACTTTGAACTGCATCTCGTGAACCAGTCCGCAGTCACAGCACTTCATGAAATATTGTTCAGGTTTTGGGCAAACCCATTTAGACCAAGCGTCAGGCGATTCAACCTCGTGACTAATGAATTCTTGTGGTAATCCGTTAGGTCGATATGCTATGTCGTCTGCTGTCCAAGCCACAAACGATTCTTCTGCACGTCGAATAAGGTCTTGTCGGTCACAGTACGCTTC